CCTACTTTTGAGTCAGGAGCTTTAGAAATACTGTGCAAAGTGTTTCCTTTTGTCGAAGGGAAAAAGTTTATTACTAAAACTTTGAAGCCACAGGAAATTATAGAAAAAGATAAATCTGAAATAAATGTATATGCAAGTAAAAAATCAATTAAAATTAGTAATATCGATGGTCTACATCTTGTATGTAATAAAATTATAGATAATATTACTAATTTAAATTATGATATTAACTTAGAAACTGTTATATCAACTTTACCTTCAAATTCTTCTGCAGGTTTTCCAGACTATGGGAAGAAATCGGATAAAACTAATATAACCAAATGTATTGATAGAGTTAGTAAAGTTTTTAGTTTAAATGATCATGAAAGCATATTCAAATATATACGTAATTTCCCAGTTACTATATTTCATAGATTTGTACCAAAGATGAAATTAAGTGATAAAACGTATGATCCTAATTTTAAAATTAGACAGATTTTAGCTGTACCTTTCTTCATTGTAGCATTAGAAAAATTAGTTTTCTTTAATTTTGTTAAATCATTTGAAAAATCATATTGGAACTATACTTCAGGTGATAAAAAAGTGATTATATCTAATAAAATACAAAAAATTAGAAAGAAAGCGAGATTAGAAAACAAATTAATCTTATGTGGGGATATTAAAGGTAATGATAAATCTATTTCTATGATTCATTCTTCATTATATTTCCAAATTGCTAGTAATTTTATAAATGTTAAATATAAAGAAGTGTTTTTATCGTTAATGCAGTATCATTTTAGAACACCAATGTTTTATTCTGAAGGAATAAAATATTCTCATGGTTCCACAATAACTGGTAGCTGGTTAACTTCATCATTTAACACTTTGTTAGTGATGATTGCTATTCAATATTCATTTTTATCTATATATAATAGATTACCACTCGAAGATGAATTTTTAATTCAAGGAGATGATTTCATAATTATTTTAAATGAGAAGTCTGATTCAATAAAATTCAAACAATTTATGATTGAATTTAATTTAAGATTAAGGCTTGATACTTCAGGATTAGTTAATTGGTTTGAAGACATTGAATTTTTAGGTTACTACTGGAATTATAATGGTTTACCTGATCAAAGAGATGAATGGATAA